CAGACGCATTGAAGACAAAACATACTTTACAGAATACGTAGAACTCAACCGTGATGAGCATGGTAAGATTCAGGCCAAGGAAAGTCGCAAGCTTCCCATCATGGAGTTTCCCATCACACCCAAAACACAGAACAAGGAAGGGGTGATATGCGTATACGAACGCCCGGTCAAAGACCCGCAGTTTGGTACGTACTACGCAAGCATTGACCCCGTGGCAGAAGGTAAGACAACTACGTCTGAATCCCTGTGCTCGATATACGTATACAAAACCTCACAGGAGATTACCCGTCACAAAAAAGACGGCAGCATTGAACAGCATATTGAGCGTGACAGGATCGTGGCGTCATGGTGCGGTCGTTTTGACGACCTGAATAAAACCCATGAACGCCTGGAGCTGATCATTGAGTGGTACAACGCATGGACCATTGTGGAAAACAACATCAGTTTGTTTATCCAGTACATGATCTCCAAGCGCAAGCAAAAGTACCTGGTACCAAAGAACCAGATTCTGTTTCTTAAAGAGCTGATGAGTAACACCAACGTATACCAGGAGTATGGATGGCGCAACGTAGGAAACATCTTCCGTGGCAACCTGCTCAGCTATGCGGTACAGTTCATGGAAGAGGAGCTTGATCATGAAAGTGATGAGAACGGTGAGATCAAAAAAACTATACACGGAGTAGAGCGCATACCTGATCCGATGCTGCTTAAAGAAATGCAGGCATATCGCAAAGGGCTCAACGTCGATAGACTTGTAACGTTCTGTGCACTGGTTGCTTTTGCCAAGGTGCAAGAGTCCAACAGGGGCTACAGTAAACGCGTGGAACGTGAACAAACCAATTTGGATAACTCTTCCAAATTCAGTACATTATATAAGAGCCCCTTCCGCCATATGGGTCAAACCAGTGGCGGTTCTCCACTTAGTAAAAAACCCAGAAATCCGTTCAGGAATTTACGTTAACCTGACCTATTGAAAACACCATGCCTAAAATTTATAACGCATTACAATTAAAGAATGGCGCCAGAGCGGAATACAACCGCATGGGTACCATTACACAGCCCGTGCAATTTTTGTTGCGCGATGAAAAAGATGATGCTTGGGGAGCGTGGAACATGGACTGGTTGGAAATGCAGGGGCTTAAGCAGATCCGCCGTAATGCGCGCCGTTTGTTGAAAAACTACAAACTGGCTAACGGTATCATTGACAAGACAGACTATGTGGTAGAGGAAGACAATGAGGTAGCAGATTTGATCGATGTGCTTACCAAAGAAGATGCTTCTGCATTTGAGCTGAAGTTTTTTCCCATCATTCCCAACGTCATCAACGTGATGGTAGGGGAGTTTGCCAAGCGCAACGACCGCATCACTTACCGTGCAGTAGACGATACTTCATTCAATGAACTCATGGAGGCAAAGCGCCTCATGATTGAGCAGACATTGTTGGCCGATGCAGAACGCCAGATGCAACAGACCATTGAACAAATGGGACTGGATATGGAAAACGAGGAGCAGGCACAGAAAGCTCAGCAAATGATGAGCCCTGAGAACCTGAAGACCCTTCCTGAAATTGAGGAGTTCTTTAAGAAAGACTACCGCAGTATGGTAGAGGAGTGGGCAACCCACCAGCACAACGTGGATGTAGAGAGATTCTACATGCAGGAGCTGGAGACTATGGCATTCCGCGACATGCTGGTGACCGACCGCGAGTTCTGGCACTTCAAAATGAACGAGGATGACTTTGACATTGAAGTGTGGAACCCTGTATTGACATTCTATCACAAAAGTCCTGAGGCGCGTTACATTTCTCAGTCCAACTGGGTGGGACGCCTTGACCTGATGACTCTTTCAGATATCGTGGACAAGTACGGTTGGATGATGAGCGGTGAACAACTGGAAGCTCTTGAAGCAATCTATCCTACTAAAGCTGCTGGGTACATGTTACCAGGCGTGCAGAACGACGGAAGTTTCTATGACCCTACTCGCTCTTATGAGTGGAACACACAAGGTCCTTCTTTGGGTATGCGCCAGTTCATGACTGCACGCGATACATTTATCAGCACAGGAGATGATGTCCTGTTCAGAATCTTAAACGAATCTGAAGACCTTAGTGACTTATCTAATATGAACCTGCTTCGTGTGACTACATCATACTGGAAAAGCCAGCGCATGGTGGGTCACCTAAGTAAGATTGGTGACGATGGTATCATTGTCGACATGATTGTAGATGAGAACTACAAGGTAACAGAAAAGCCATTGTATGACAACTCCGTTATGAAGAAGAAGTGTCGTGAGACATTAATCTATGGCGAGCACGTGGATTGGATATGGATCAACGAGGTATGGGGTGGAATCAAGATTGGACCTAACCGTCCAAGTTTCTATGGTAACGTAGATGCTAATGGATTTCAACCACTATACTTAAATGTAAAACCTGTACGCTTCCAGTTTAAGGGAGACTTCAGCATATACGGTTGCAAGCTTCCTGTAGAAGGAGCTGTATTCTCAGACCGTAATACCAAGAGTGCTTCAATGGTTGATAAAATGAAGCCATACCAGATAGGATACAATCTGGTAAACAACCAGATTGCAGACATCCTGGTAGATGAGTTAGGCACAGTTATCATGCTAGACCAGAACGCATTACCTAAGCACTCTATGGGAGAAGACTGGGGACATGACCAATTTGCTAAAGCATATGTGGCCATGAAGAACTTTCAGATGCTACCGTTTGACACATCCATCACCAATACAGAAAACGCGCTGAACTTCCAGCACTACCAGGTACTGAACCTGGAGCAGACCCAGCGTTTGATGAGCCGTATCCAACTGGCCAATCACTTTAAGCAACAAGCCTATGAGACCATTGGTGTAAATCCCCAGCGTATGGGACAGGTCATTGCCCAGGAAACCGCTACCGGTGTCCAGCAGGCAATGAATGCCTCATACTCTCAAACTGAGATGTACTTTATTCAGCACTCAGAGTACCTGATGCCACGCGTGCACCAGATGCGTACTGACCTGGCACAATACTACCACTCCAACCGTCCATCACTGCGCCTGCAGTATATCACATCGTTGGATGAGAAGGTTAACTTCCAGATCAACGGTACAGAATTATTAAGCCGTGAGCTCAACGTGTTTGCCTCTACCAAGGTGAACCAGCGCCAGATCATGGAGCAGATCCGCGGACTGGCCATGAACAACAACACCGCAGGTGCTTCTATCTATGACCTGGGTAATATCCTCAAAGCAGATTCGCTTGCTGAGATCACCCATACCATGAAAGGTATCGAGGAGAAAGTTGCACAATCCAAGCAACAGGAGATGCAGTCCATGCAGGAAACTGAAAAGATGAAGCAGGAAGCGGAAACACAACGCATGGAGGCTCAGCTTAAGTTCCAGGCAGAACAACGCGCTCTTGACCGCGAGAAAGATGTACAGGTCGCTGAGATCCGCTCTGCGGGTTACACCGCGATGATGGACGCTGACAAAGATGGTCAGACCGACTACATCAAGACACTGGAATACCTGGATAAAAAGAACATGCAGGAACGTGATGGAGCCATGCAGCGCGAGCGCGAACTAAATAAGCAAATGACTGAACAGCAGAAGCTTAATCTTCAGCGTGATGAGCTGCGTATTCGCGAGAGTATTGCCAACAAACAGCTGCAAGTAGCGCAAACCAACAAGAATAAGTACGACAAGGAGTAAGCCTTAGCGATATAGTGCGGAAAATGTAAAGCTTACCTCTCTAAGATGTAAATTCTACAGGTTTATTCTTGTAGATTATATATGAAGAGCTAACCAACATAAACCAATTATGAGTAAACCCGGAGAAAACACCAGCACCGATAGTGTTACTATCGACAGCATTGATGACTTTTTGCCAATGCCAGGTGCTGATAGCATTGTTACATCCGACGATGATGAAGGTGCAAAACCTTCCTTGTTCAGCAATGCAAAACCAGCCGACCTAAGTTTTCTAGAAGATGACGATAAAGGTGGCACAGACGACGGAGAGGGTGACAAACCCAGAGTCGTTGACGTACAAAAAACTCTTGCTGCTCTTGATGAAGAGCTTGAAGGTGTCGATGATGACACTGCCTCTAAGCCAGGACGCAAGAAGATTGATAAAAGCGGTATGGTGGAAACGTTCACCAAACTTATTGATGAGGGAGTGATATTCCCTTTTGATGAGGAAAAGCCGTTGGATGATTACTCTATGAAGGACTGGAAGGAACTTATCCAGGCTAACATTGAAGAACGCGAGAAAGCGATTCGTGATCAGACTCCAAAAGAATTTTTTGATGCATTACCTAATGAACTCAAGTATGCAGCTGAGTATGTAGCCCGCGGTGGCAATGACATGAAAGGTCTTTTCAGAGCCCTTGCCGCAGTAGAAGAAGTACGCAGCCTTGATGTAACCAATTCTGACCACCAGGAACTTATTGTTCGTCAGTACCTGCAAGCTACCAATTTTGGTAACGGAGACCAGGACTTGTTGGAAGATCAGATTCAGGAATGGGTAGACATGGGAACGCTGGCTAAAAAAGCACAGCAGTTTAAACCCAAGTTGGACCAGAAGCAGGAAGAAATGGTGCAGGCTAAACTTGTTCAGCAAGAGCAGTTCCGCCAGCAACAACAAGAGCAGAAAGAGCAGTTCATGAGCAATATCTATCACACACTTAAACCAGGTGAACTGAACGGTGTGAAGATTGATGGAAAGCGCCAGAAGTTCCTGTGGGACGAGTTGACCACTGTAAAGTACAACTCTATCACCGGACGTCCTACCAACCTGTTGGGAAGACTATTGGAAGACTACCAGTTTGGCAAGGAGCCACGCTACGACCTGATTGCAGAAACGCTTTGGTTGTTGAGTGATCCAGACGACTACAAGGAGAATATCCGTCGCCAGGCAAAGAACGAAGTAGTACAGGACACTGCCCGCAAATTAAAGACAGAGGAAGCGCGCAAGCTGAGCTCTTCTGTAAGAGATGAAGAAGATGATGCACCTAGCAAACCAGCGCAGCGCAGAATCTCCAGAAACCAGCCTGCAAACATATTTAAGCGATAACAACGTACACCTATATTAACACTTAATCCCTAACCCTAACTATGGCAACACCAGTTTTAAACAATGGTTTGTTCCTACGTGACACCAACTACAAGGTGTCTTCACACGTGGACAGCTACCATTTGGTGAACATGCTCAAAAACACCGAACCTATGGATTTAGGTCCGGTTGATTTGTGGGCCATGTCCCAAAAGGTAGAGATGCCCCTTTATCAAATGGCATCATTCGGTGGTAAGAATACCATCTTAGTAGACAACGCTCGTGGCGAGTACAAATGGCAGACTCCTATTGTACAGGATCTTCCTTATGTAGTTGAGAACATCGAGACAGGAACAGTAGGTATCGACGGTACTACGTTCAAGATCAAATTGAACAAGCGTGCTTTCGGTCACAACGACATCATCACCTATGACAAGTTCAAAGGTTTGGAATTGTTCGTTACTGCTGATGACATCC